TTTACAAAGGGGTCATCCTCCTCCTTGACCATGACATCTACCACGGTGGACTCAGCGTGTCCCGCTTGGACCTGCGTACCCATGCCCGTGAGTTCATCGTACTCTACGCCAAAGCTTATGGCAGAGGTGCACAAGGTTTCAAGGCAGTCCTTGAGCGGGAGAACAAGGCCGTCCTCTGTCTGTACCATGCCAGCGGTGGCGTCCACCGTGTCAGGGTTGTCCGGGTCAAAGGGTATCATCAATGTGGTGGCGGTGAGTATCTTGTAGACTAGATACTTCTTACCCTTGTTCCACATAGCCTTGGCCATGGGGTTACGTGCAGGGGTACGCCGCTCTATCTTATCTAGTCTTTTGCGCTCACGCTTTCGCATGGCCTTGGCCCTCTCGTTTATCTGTGCCGTTATAAAATCTTCTAGGTTTAGCGTTTCCATTTTCATTGTACCTCTACAATAGCGTCATCATCTGTCTCTATCCAAACCACCGCACCACAGGGGAGCGGCTTGTCAGGACTATAGACTACCCTTGCCTTCCCGTCAATGGCTATCTCTGTGGCCTTGATGTTTTTGTCATAGCTTTTCATGGTCAGGGGAGGTGTGCGCTCCCCCGACTTCCTGTTTGCCTTGATGATGTGTTGGTTAACGTGGATCACCTGACGCTTACCCATGATCAATAGTCCTCCTCATATGTTTCGTCAACTTCTAGGGCGAGGTCCTGTATGGCGTCGAATGCTTGGTCTGTGATTTCCTCCGCGTATATCTTACGCAGCCCCGGCGTAGATATGGGGATCACTCCCTTGAGCCAGTCGTCTAGGTTATCCCGGAGCAACTCGGCAAGCTCTAGGTGCGTGTTGGATACGTGGCGCGGGTATAGTGCGTTGTTGATTGATTGCCTGCAAGTCATAGCGTCTATTCCTCTTCCATTAGTATGCGTTGTTAAAAGTGGGTGACAAGGGGGAATATAGTCTAGGGTGTTTCCCCCTGTCAATAGTTTTCTAGTCAATTACGAAGCCGCTTGTATCTTTCTTGGCTTTGCCCTTGGCATACAAGGCAACCACCACCCCTGCAGGATCAAGGAACCGGAGGTCATCCGCATCCCCGTTTATCACAGGACGGCCTAGGAAGGTCTCTGGGATATTGTGCTTGTCGCGGAACACCACAGCTAGGTTTGCCTTGTACTTGTTAGCGTAGGCCAACACCTTGTCTGCATATTCTGGGTTTGCCTCTGAATAGGACAAGGTCAAGTGGTAGTTCTTGGGGAGGTCCTTGGCCACCCGGTTAAATACCTTTGTATAATCGTAGAACTGTATCTCCGGGAAGTCTTGGATGATATCAAGCCATGACTTATCCGACGTGCCATTGAGACGGATGACAGGTTGCACCCCTTTGCGTTTGCAATAGGCCGCGAACTTGGTAAGGTCAGCACGTAGAAGACGCTTGAACTCCACCGGGTCAGACAGAAGCAGCTTGGTTTTCCGCTCCCGCGCTGCGTGTACGCTGTTGAAAGCGCCGCGCCCTGCAGATACTAGGCAAGGTTCGTGACACCCCGCAATGATAGAGAACGGGCATAACTTAACCTCGGGAATTAGGTATAGGATACCCGTGATATACTCGGAACCGTCACCTTTGACGGTCTTTGCATTGGTCCCGACGCCTATAAGATTGTATTGAGCCATAATGTTAGGCCTTGAAGTTGTTAAAGGTGACCATGTTATTGCATACCGCATAAGAGAAAACAAGAGTAAAATGAAATAAATTTGTATTTTATTGATATCACATGCAAGTTATTGTTTTATATTGTGTTTTATGTTCGCCCCTTTGCCTGTCCCTGCAAGAGTATAGCCTAGACATTCGCCCCTGCGTCTACGTCTACGTCCACCTGCGTCTGCTTCTGCGTCTACGTCTACGTCCACTTGCGTCTACGTCCGCGTCTACGTCTACGTCCACCGGGCCGGGGCCGGGTACGCACCTTGGTGGAACAAACCAAGAACACGCGGGTAGAACACGCGGCCAAGCCCCAAGGCCTAGCACGTGGGGAAACGCTTGGCCAGCAAAAAAAAAGTGAAGAAAAAAGAAAAAAAACAACATGGTGCCCTTGAGAAACGGGCAAACCACCCCATATAACTATTGTAGGCAATCGGCCTACGCAACAACTTAGGAAGACCAAGACAATGACCAAATATATCGTAGCAGCAGACAGCACCCAAGACAGCAACAAGACCTATCTCTTGATGGGGCATTCCGGGATGGGCGCATATCAGCAGCTGACCCACCAGTTCTACACGGGCCGACTGACCGTGAACAAGCAGACTGGTGAAGTGGAAGACCTTGGCACGGCTAACTGGCAAGTGACACCCGGCGGCACCTACACCAGCGCAAACGGCGTAGCGCACACCAAACTGTTCGACGCTTTCAACAAAGTGGGTAATGCGGCCCTAATCAATACCGCGCTGGGAACCGCTCCAGTTAGCAACAGCAAGACGCAACTAGTTCATGCCATTGCTGGCACACCGGAGTTCATTACCAGCTGTTACAAGGAAACGGTCTGGGCCGTGCGGCGGTTCATTGATCCCAACCTTGGCATGTGGGAAGTCGGTTCGGCTGGTGCGGAAATGGACATCCCCACATATCGTGGGCGGTCCATATTTGTTTCGGCTGTTGCGCTGGGCCGCGCATTTGGACTGGATAAGAATGAACTGGATAACGGGCCGCTGGGTAAATTCAATCACCGCATTGGCCGCGCACGTGGGCCGCGCAAAGCTTGGGAACGGATGGGCAATGATCTGGAAGTGGCAAAGCTGGCAGCGTGGAACGATTACCACAACGCTGGAACAGGCCGTCTCAATAAGATCGAGATCACACCGGAGAGCATTGATACGCTGGCCACCGTGATCCGTCGCAAAATTGAGAACACACCAGTGAGAAGTCTGGACGCTTTCATCTAGGAATTGCTGCTAAACTTCCCCGGCTGGCGATCTGCTGGCCGGGGTCTTTTTTTGCCAAAAATTTGCCCTCGTCCGCTTCGCGAACTCGGGGGGTCTGAAAGGCAACTCGCTCGTCGCTCGTTTGGTTGTTTGTAGGGCCTGATAAGGAGTCTCGCTAGTCGCTCGACGCTTATTCTAAAGGCCCTACCCCCCGGGACCCCCAGTGTGCCGTCAGTGTCAATATATATAATGGGACCCCCATAAGCGGAGCAAATTTTACAAAAATTAAAAAACGGGGGTATTTGGCGGGGGTATTAAAAAAGAACAACACAAGTGCTACTCCTAATAACACATAATATCTTTCTTTTTATTATTCTTTTAATAGTACATAATAACACATAAGAGTTCTTCTTGGGTGCCTTTGCACAGGGTAACATGAAAACAAAGATATTGCAAGACCCCTCCTTATAAATTATAATAAAAATTAATTCTTCTTGTCTCTCTTTAAAGGGGTGCTAAAAATTGACCACTAGTGAAGAAGTTATGTCTGGTGCCAAACCCAGACCCAATGCAAGATCAGAGGCCTACAACCTCACCAAGAAACAGACCAAGTTTGCAGAGGTCTACATAGAGACCAATGATCCTATACATGCGCTGGTAGAGTCAGGGTATGCCCCGGTGAATACCAAGGACGGTAGACTGGACCGTACCAGAACTGCCCGAAGAGCACAGCAGTACCTCTCTAACCCCAAGCTCAGAGCCTACATAGAGATGCTCAGAGAGGACGTTGTAGAGAAGGTATCTTGGAATGCACAGAAAGTCTTAGACAAAATGTACCAGACCTATATGAGAGCCACAGAGGCAGAGGACTATACCAATGCCAACCGCTCTCTGGAGAACATGGGCAAGCACCTTGGCATGTTCATTGACAAGAAAGAGATTAAACAAAACACCACCTTTCAGGGTGTGGATGAAACCTTCACCCCTGATGTAGACAGTGACATCAAAAGACTGGCAGACATTTCTGGGTATTCTCTCTCTGTCATCAAAGGGGGCAAGGGAGAAAAATAAGTGGAAGGTGCTCCAGAAGAACACCAGCTAAAACTAAGAGAGAACCTGTACCTCAGAGCAGTGGACACTGCTAGAACAGACTTCTTCTCCTATGTCAAGTTTATTGCTCCCTCCCTTGTCTCAGACTTCAAGGTGGGCAGACACATAGAGGTGCTCTCCAGAAAACTGCAAAGAGTGGTAGATTCTCCTGACCCACAGAGACTGATGGTTTTCCTCCCTCCCCGCTCCTCCAAGAGCCTGCTCTGTTCTCAACTCTTCCCCTCTTGGTACATTGGTAACTACCCCTCTCACGAAATAATGAGTATATCTCACTCTGACCAGCTAGCCTCAGACTTTGGTAGAACTGTCAGGGACATTCTCAAGATGCCCCTCTACCAAGAGATATTCCCCGGGGCAACCCTCAGAGAGGACGTAAGAGCAGCTGGTAAGTGGAAGACCAAGCAGAACGGTATCTACTACGCAGCGGGGGTACGCTCACAGATAGCAGGGCGGGGAGCACACATTGCACTGATAGATGATGCCATGTCAGAGGAGGACGCTTTCTCAGAGGCAGGGCGCAGGTACATCAAGGAATGGTATCCTTCAGGTCTCAGAACACGTCTGATGCCCAACGGCTCTGTCATCATCATCAACACCAGATACCACGAAGATGACCTGTGCGGGTGGCTCCTCAACAACCAGACAGAGGATACTATACCTTGGGACGTTGTCTCTATACCAGCGTGGCTAGACGAAGAATCTTCACAGCTTCTTGATCTTCCAGAAGGCACCTCCTACTTTCCAGAGTGGAAACCAGACGAACTCCTTAGACTAGACGAAGCAGAGATCAGAGCCAACAACGGGGCCAAGTACTGGCAGGCCCTCTATATGCAGAACCCTACACCTGACGAAGGGTCTACAATCAAATCTCACTGGTTTCAAAACTGGGAGCTAGAGGACCCACCAGAGTGTGATATGATTATTCAAACCTATGACACTGCCTTCTCCACCCGGAGCACAGCTGACTACTCTGTGATACAGACATGGGGCATCTTTGACTGGCTCACCGTGGACCTAGCAGGAAGAGAATATCTAGCACCTAATCTTATTCTTCTAGGTAATCTTAGAGAAAGACTAGAATACCCAGAACTAAGAAGGACAGCGCAAGACCTGTACGATGATTACAAACCAGACATCTGTATCATAGAAAAGAAAGCATCTGGGCAAAGTCTGATACAGGACATGAGAAGAGCAGGACTTCCTGTGTTGGATTACCTACCAGATCGTGATAAAGTATCCAGAGTACATGCAATTACACCACTCTTAGAATCTGGGCGCATATGGATTCCCAGAGGACGGGATTGGTCAGAAGACCTATTCGCAGAGGCTATACAATTTCCATACGGGAGGCACGATGATCAAGTAGACGCAATGGCAATGGCAGTACACTATCTAAAAGAATCTTGGCACTTGTCCCACCCAGATGATCCCGACTACGAAGAAGACGAAAGCCAAACTAAAAATAAAAAGACTTATTGGAATTGGAATTAAAGTGGCATACCTAACTTCTAACATACCTTTTTTCAGGTGTTTAGTACGAAAAGAATTTACACATAATCACGAAGACTACCAAGGAGAATACCTACACGCACTGGCAATAGCAGTCAACACAATACCAGACAGGTGTCTTAGTTTCAATGTTGTATTTACAGGTTGTGAAGCAGAGGATGGTGAGGATAATCTACACGGCGGGGCCATGTGGGCCAGAATGCCTATCACTGGTCTTGTTTCTGACACTCCGTTAGACGAGTTACCAGAGCTTATGCCCACGCACTTTGCACAACCGTGGGACTGTTCCTCCAGAGATCACTCTGTAATTTT